TGTCTCATTCCAATTCTCTAAAGTTGTCTCTTTTCTAGTAACATAGGAGAATCTTGAAACATCCTCAGTTATCATTAGGTCCCAGTCCCTGTCGGAGGAAACGTTCCAGACCTTATTATAACCAAATAAGTCTTTGTTCTTACAAATGAAGGCAGCAATATCATCAGCTTCCACACCTCTATACTTAAACACAGGATACCCCTCAGCACGTAGCTGGTTTAGAGTTCTTTCATATTCTTTAATGAACAACTCAAAATCCTTTGCTTCTTTCTCAGTCTGATTCTCTCTTAATTTTACTCTATTTGCTTTATATTCTGAATCTATAGCTTTACGGTAACTACTTGCACCCCAATCACATGTGATAGCAATACTACCACAGTTATAAGACTTAGCTAGAGATCTCACAGTATCTATATAAGCGTCTGCGAACTCTAAAGCCCCACTATGTTTCCACCTAAAACCAAGGTTTAATGAGTCTACTACTAATAGGTTTTTTGGGTCTGCTGGTTTCATTTGTTCTTTAAAAGCTTTTGCCATCTTATTTTTCCTTTAGGCTAAGCATCTCTTAGCCATTGTATATCCTCTATAGTTAGCCAATCTTCTAGTAACATAGCGTAGCATCCTAACCAATTAATAAACATAAATTTTTCTAGTTTGGTTGGTAATACATTGGTTAACACGAATAGTTTAGACCTATTATACTTAAAGATTACAACAGGCTCTTGCTCCCTTAAAGCAGCTTGTTCAACCGCTTTAGCCCACCAATTAACTATATTATTAGATCTATTAGTAAAAATTTTATCTGTGAAGGGGGACTCCTCATAGTTCTTTACTTCTATTAAGAATCTACAATCTTTATGTGGTACAAATAAATCTCCTTTTAAGTAAGCGAGGGCTCCAGATGCGGGTACACGTTCGAATTGCAGACCTGAGGCTTCTCTTAATTTATCTCTTACGAGATACTCCCCTCTAGCTCCTTTAGCGCGTGAGTCTAATGCCATGTGTTATCCTTAATCATAAATTAACTTGCTAATGTTGTTCTCTTTAACAATGTTAAGCTTAGCCAGTAATGGATGACTCCATTCGTGGCTCACAATAAAAGTATTAAGTTTAGTTTCTCTAGATAGAACATCTACTAGTCTTTCTCGGCCTGGATCGTCTAATACAGATATAACTTCGTCTAGAAATAATACATTAATCTGAGACTTAGAAATACTATTCATAAGTCTCCTTATCGCTAATAATGTGGAGGTATTGACTCTAGCTAACTCCCCACTTGATAATGATAAAATATCGACGTCTCGCCCATCATCTGTAAGTTCGACATTCAACTTATCATTGGTAACTGCGAAAGTGAGAGTGAATCTACCATCTGATAACTCAGATAGATATTCGTTAACTATAGTCTCTAACTCTTTAACTAGATATTCAATCTTATACGCTAGTAGCCCGTTAGTAGAGAAAGCTTTCTTCAAAACTTCTAAATTACTGTATGTGATACTTAAATCTTTTACTTCACTTAACGCAACCTCTAGTTGCTGTTCGAAGCCTTCCCTTTGTTCAGTAATTATTTGAATCGTTGTATTATTCTTATCAATCCTTGAGTTTTCGTCAATAATATATTGAATTTGTACTCGTTTTTCTTTTAGTATTGTTTTTATACTAAGTATCTTGGCTTCTAGCTCACCTGCGTGTAATAATTCTTCTGGTAAGTTGTTATCAATAGCGCGGTATAGAGACTCAAACTCAGTCTCTATTTTTTGTTTCTTATCAAATAAAGCATTATTTTCTTTTACTTTTGTTACTTTATCATTAAATTCTGTTAAAAGTAGCTCCATTTCAGATACAATATCTTTGTACCCAGACTTTAACCCTTCCTTAAAAGCAGAATCTATTTCTTGAGAACAGGTAGGGCATTCATCCCCTAAGGACTCAATATGTTTCAAGGCCCTATTTGCCGCACTTTTTTGTGATTTATAGTCTCCAATAGCTTGAATAAATGAGTCACTTGAGCCCTTCTGAGCATCAATTCCAGCAACTGACTTTATATCTAAACGTGCTAACTGGCTTTTGTATAAATTATTAGCTGAAATATTTTTGTTTTTTTGTGAAATATTTTTAAATTCCGCCGTTAAAGCGCCTAAAGCCTCTTCATCTTTTTCCGAGTTTATATCTAAATCTAGCTTGGGTAATACTATCATACCCTCTAAATTATTTTTGGAGAGCCAGGCTTCGAGAGTACTTATTTTTGATTCTAAGCTTATTACTTGGTTATTATAATCTTTCACTAAACCCTTGAAAGTTTCAAAATATTCCACATACTTATTGAGGTTTAATAGCTCAATAAGAAATCTCTTCCTGTTAGTATCTGTAGCTGTCAAAAACTGAAGGCTGCTATTAGTGTTCTGGTATACCAGCTGGGAAAACGTTTTAAAGTCTATTCCTAGTATTTCCTCTATAGTTTTAAAAGTATTGGTAGCCGTATGGCTAGAAATATCTTCACCGTTTTTAGTTAGTTTTATCTTTAAAGATTTCTTTCTAGTTATAGAGATAGTATAATCAACGTCATCAACGTCAAAATCTAAACCTAAAAAGTAGCCTTCCGAGTCTAAGTTACGATTTGGTATGTCTACTTTCTTTGTACCTTTTGAGTTCTTATTAAAGAAAATTTCCTCAATGATTAGAGGAATAGAGGACTTTCCAACCCCGTTACCCCCTAGAACTTGAGTGAGGATAGATTCGTCTAATATTAACTCATTATCTTCGGCATAGCTAAATGCGTTACTCCATTTGAGTTTTCGTAGTATAATCATTAAATGTATCCAGTAGGTTAGAAACCTTATCTTCAGGTAATTCTAATATATAGGTTAAATATTCTGAAAGTTCATCTGTAACTGTCATGTTTGCGTTCAAAATAAGGGTAGCTTCAGTACTTCGTTTTACTACTTTCTTATCAAGAAGCTCAGTGTTCTTTACATTAGCTAAATCTGCTAAGTCACCTTCAAGCTCATATATCGTGTGGTTATACTCAGTTTGAACCATCTCAGCGGGGTCTGACACTGTTTTTCGTATTAATTGGGGTAACTCGAAAGGTCGCCAGTCATAATCAATACCATCTATAACTAAATACCCAGTCTCTACTTCACTCCGGTGAAAGCTAGTTGTCATAGGAGACCCCGGATAAACTATGTTCAACTGAGTATTTGAATGGGCATGTAAATCCCCCGCAAAAACCCTAGGAAACTCAGATAATCTAGCTAAATCAATTTCGGGTTTGACATGGGGGGGAACTGCACCACGAACATGGGTGAATAGTGGTTTGTTCTTATTGAGACTCTCAATTACACCTTTCTTATGTAAACAACAATAAGGTAGAATAGTACCCCAAGGATACTCAGTAACTTCATCTACAATATTAACTAAGGGGTTTACTTTAGAGGTTACTTCTTTCAAAGCACTGAGGAAGGTATGGTTTTTACGGGTGGCTTCATGATTCCCGTCTATAAGAATAGTAGGAATACTACAGCTATTTATAAACTCAAAGTATAATTCAATCTCTTCTAAGGTAGGTGTCCGGTCGAAAAGATCACCAAGCATTATGTGTAACTCGCAGCCTTCGCTGGCTTTTACACATTGACTAAAGAACTTAGTATACCTATCCTTTGCCCAAGCTCTTGGAACATTCTTTTGGCCTAATTTAATGTGGATATCTGCGGTGGCTAGTATCATGTGTATTCCGTGAAGTAAAGCCTGTACCAAATTTTAATAGCTTGGTACAGGCTTTTTGTTTTTAAGCTATTACTAGCTTACTCTACGTCAAATTCCTTCTCTACGTCGTCTTCAATGCCCTCAGCTCCCTCAGTAGCTTTGTTTTGGATTTCTTTCAACAGCTTCTCTTGAGAATCTGGTGTAGGACGGGTTAGTTGTTCGTCGATTGGTGTTGCAGCTGCAAAGGCTTCTCTCTCTGCGTCAGTTAAAGGACGAACCGCATTTTGACATTTTAGTACTTGAAGCTGATACTCAACATTATACACTTGAGGACCTGTTTTCTCACGCTTAAAGCAAATATCCCACCCATTGTCCGGGTCAGTAGGGTCGCCAAG